CAGGAGTATTAGGCTGTGATTATGACACGTTATGTAGGGCGTTAAAGCGTGAAAAAAACTGTTCTTTTGCGGAGTATTTTAGCCAAAAAGCCAGTAATGGAAAGATGAGCTTGAGGCGCACACAATATACAACCGCTATGGAGGGTAATCCTACAATGCTGGTTTGGCTTGGCAAAAATTGGCTAGGTCAGACGGATAAGCTAGAAACAGCAATTACTCAGCTTCCACCTATCGAGATCGAGTTGTATGCGGCTGAGTAAACCCCAAAGCGAAGTCTTTCGTGATGATACTCGATTTAGAGTCATGGTAGCAGGCAGACGCTTTGGCAAGACCCATCTGGCTATTGTTGAGCTAGTAAGACAAGCGTTGCTAGATAACAAAAGACATTGCTGGTATGTCGCACCAACGTATAAGGCAGCCAAACAGATTGCATGGGAATTATTGAAAGAGTTCTTACCTTTGGAATACATCGAAAAACGCAACGAAAGTGAGTTATCAATTAGGCTGCTTAACGGCTCCATGATCTCTCTCAAGGGTGCTGATAACCCAGACTCATTGCGTGGCGTTGGTCTTAACTTCATTGTGCTTGATGAGTTTGCCGATATGAAAAATACGGCATGGACTGAGGTACTACGCCCAACACTATCTGACAAAGGCGGCTCTGCTTTATTCATTGGATCACCCAAGGGACGCAATCACTTCTATGACCTATGGACTGATGGGGTGGATGGTCGAGATGAGTGGTCTAGCTTTCAGTTCACTACGCTTGATGGGGGTAACGTCCCAGAGAAAGAGATTGAGTCAGCAAAACGTGACCTTGATGAACGCACATTCAATCAGGAGTATATGGCCCAGTTTGTTAACTACTCAGGGATTATCTATTACAACTTTGAACGAGAGCAATCAGTGAAGAAATCAGAAGCGCACTCACTGATGCCGTTACATATAGGAGTGGACTTTAACATCAACCCAATGTCAGCCGTGGTGTTTATTAGAGACAAGAATGATCTTCATGCCGTAGATGAGATTGTCATACATGGGTCAAACACTGACGAAATGGCTGATGAGATTCACCACAGATACCCTAATCGTCCGATCACTATTTATCCTGATCCAGCAGCAAGGCAACGCAAGACAAGCGCAGGCGGCAAGACTGATTTATCCATACTAGAAAACGCAGGCTTTACAGTCAAAGTTAGGCCAGCACATACGCCAATCAGGGACAGGATAAACGCAGTCAACAGCAGGCTAAAAACTAAATCAGGTGATCGACATTTAATCGTTGATCCAAAATGCAAACACGTTATTAAGGGGCTTGAGAGACACACTTACAAAGAGGGAACTTCTCAGCCTGATAAAGATTCGGGGTTCGATCACATGAATGACGCTCTTGGTTATTGTGTGGATTATCTATTTCCAGTGCGTAAAGAAAGCACACAAAGAAAGCCAACTAGGTGGACATAATGGACAGTATTAGTAAAACGCATGATGTATATAATTTGAACGCCCCAAAATGGGAGTTCTTTTTGCGTTCGTATATGGGAGGCAATGACTACCGGGATGGGGAATATTTGCTTAAATACATACTTGAAGATAAAACCGAATATCAAAAACGGCTAGACCTTACGCCACTAGATAACCATTGCAAAAACGTAATTAACATCTACTCATCTTTTATCTGGCGTTTACCTCCTACTCGTAACTTTGGAGACTTAGTTGAAGATCAAGCACTCAAATCGTTTTTAAAAGATGCTGATATGGACGGGAGAAGCCTTAACTCGTTTATGAGCGAGGCTCAAATGTGGTCAGGCGTTTATGGTCATGTTTGGTTAATAATGGATAAGCCTGCCGTGATTGCTAACACTCGCGCTGATGAATTGGCGCAAGAGGTCAGACCTTATCTAACTTTGATCACGCCAGAAAATGTGTTTGATTGGAACTATGAGCGTTCTGCTAATGGACGTTATGAGTTGACCATGCTCAAGGTCAGGGAGTGGATAGACGATGATCGTTCTTTCTATCGCATTTGGGAAAAGGACACCATCAAAGGCTACGAAGTTATTGGTGAAGAGGCTAAGTTGATCGAGAAAATGGATAACCCATTAGGGATCATTCCAGCCGTTTGCTTGTATGGAAATCGCTCACCTATTCGCGGAATCGGTCACTCTGATATTACCGATGTAGCGTATATGCAACGGGCAATCTATAACGAGCTTTCTGAGATCGAGCAGTTAATCCGTATAAGCAATCATCCTAGCTTAGTTAAATCGGTTGATACTGATGCAGGGGCAGGCGCAGGCAGCGTGATTGAAGTCTCTGATACTGACTCGATCAAGCCTTATTTACTCCAACCTAGTGGCGGCAACTTAGACGCAATACGAGCCAGCATAACTGACAAGGTTGAAGCCATTAACCGAATGACGCACATGGGCGCAGTTAGGGCCACAGACGCACAAACTAAATCAGGCGTGGCATTGCAAACCGAGTTCCAATTACTTAACGCCAAGCTGTCTGAAAAAGCTGACTTATTAGAGTTGGCAGAGGAGCAATTATGGAACCTGTTTGCTATGTGGCAGGGAATCACCTCAGAAATTATGGTTGATTACCCTGATACCTTTGATCTAAGAGACTACGGCACTGAGCTTGAGTTCTTACAACGCGCCAAGGCTTCTGGGGTTAACAGCCCCACCTTTAAAAAGGGCGTTGACAAGGCCATTGCAGAGCTAGTATTGAGTGATGATGATTTAGCTCAAGCGACCATGGAAATAGAAGAGGCTAAGACTATGGGCGAGTTTGAAGACGCTCAAATCTACAAGTATCACATCGACTCAGGCGTAGTTAGTAAAAATGAGGTTCGTAGCGATCTTGGTTTGGAAGCCGTATCAGGCGGTGACTCGCCTATTGAAATGATCCAACCTTCACAGCAGTCAGGTGGCGAATGAGTCAAGCGGCTTTAGCTCACGCCAATAATTTAACGGCCCTTGCTCAGTCACATGGGAGGCTTATTGATGAGGCTTTGATGAGTCTTGAGCTTGAGGTGGCAAAGTTAATTGATGGACTGCCTACCCAAGCTGGCGCACTCAATGACCTGTCAGCCGCTATTGATGTTCGTAGGGGTTTGCGTGAGGCAATCGAGGCTCAATTACTTTTGCCTTATAACGACATTGTGGACTCTCTGGATGAGGTGGTCGCAGGGGTCGCCAGCCAATATCAAGCCCAGTTAGTTGGCGGCATATTGCCCTCAAATCAGGCATCCGTTATTGCTGAATTAAAGCGGTTAACCTTTAGTGGGTTTGAGGATATTGCTAACTCTCACTTAGACACTATGGCACGATTAGTTTATCAATCGACTTTGGTAGGTGAGGCTTCAACTGATCTTGTGCAGCGTATTAGGCACTCAATCAATGGGGTTTATATCAGAGCCAATTCAGATGAGATCAATGACCTTGTTGAGTTTGTTAGGGATAACAAAGACGATCCAGCCAAGGTCGAGGCAGTTGATCAAGCGATTAGCAGGCTTCAAAGGGAGTACGCTTCTGATCGAGCAGGGCAAAACTTAAAGCGATATGTCGGGGTTTATTCCCATGATTCGTTAATGCAGTTCTCTGCAAACATTAACTACTCAGTGGCAAAAGAGCTAGGTGCTGATAAGTGGGTTTACTTTGGCGCGTTAGTTGAGGACAGCCGCCCCTTCTGCCAGAAATACAAAGATCAAGTTTTGACCACAGATCAGATTAATGAAATATGGGCTAACGAGACTTGGGCGGGTAAAGCGTCAGGGAATCCATTCACAGTGCGCGGTGGTTATCGCTGCCAGCACCATTTTAGAGCAACCTTTGATGACTGATCTGAAATTTGATGACCCAAAAGTGGCTGAAAGGTATAACGAGGCGGTTAATGATTACACTGATTTATTCGGTGAACACCCGCCAACGATTGAAGCCCCGATACACTGGGATAGTTTAGAGTGGCTTGAATTAGTAGAAGATTGCATTTCAGACGGAGTGCCTATGGATTTTAAACAGGGGAGTATTTTATGAGTGAAGTAGCAGAAGTAATTGAACCAACATCTAGTGCAAATGAACCAGAAAAGACCTTAACTCAGGCCGAAGTAGACAAGATTGTCGCAGATCGTGTGGGCCGTGAACGCAGAAAGTTTGAGAAGAAATACGATGGGGTCGATGTAGACCAATTCCAAAAGTGGCAGGAGCAACAAGCCAATGCAGAAGAAGAGCAAGCAAAAGCTAAAGGTGAGTTTGAAAAAGTCATCAAGCTACAAGCCGAAAAGAAAGACGCGGAAATAGCAAGGCTGAGTAAATTAGTCACTAATAACGAGGTTGATGGGGCATTGTTAAGGGCCGCAGAATCAGGAAGCGCAATAGCTCCTACTCAAGTCACTGAGCTATTAAAAGGCAAAGTGAGACTAAACAGCGAAGGAAGGGCAGAAGTTCTGGATAACGATGGAACAACGCTATATGGTGACACTGGTGAACCATTAACAGTCAAACAATTAGTTAATGAATTCCTTACGACAAACCCGCATTTTGTCAAAGCCTCTTCTGGTGGCACTGGCTCAAGTGGGAATGTTGGTGGCAATACACAGAAGCCTAAATCTGTGGGTGATATGTCCAGCAAAGAATACGCTGAACATAGAAAAATGATAGGTCGCGGCAATAATGTCGGTGGCTACATCAAACCCATTTCGTAAGGTTTTCTGTTTAAGTTGCCTTGCGTTTGTTTTTAAATAACGTGAGGCACTTACCATGGCAGCATCAACCACAGCAACACTTGACGATCTCTTTGCTAATATTATTCAAGAAGCTATTTTTACGGCTCAACAGCGTTCTCTTGTTCGCAATTTCGTTTCTATCTATGACATTTCTAGTCAGTCTGGAAAGACTGTTCAAGTACCAATCTACCCAGAAGTTGCAGCCGCAGCACTAACCGAAGGAACTGATCTCTCATCCACAGCCGTTAGCACTAGCTCTAAAACAATCACTGTTGCAGAAGTTGGCGTCCAAGCGGTATTAACTGACCTTGCCGCACAAGCTGCCGCTGGTGATGTTGCTGGCAACTTGGGCCGAGTGTTAGGCGAAGCCGTAGCTAAGAAAATGGATCAAGACCTAATCGGCTTGTTCACTGGTTTTTCTCAAGGATTTGGCGCGGCAGGCGCGGAGCTAACTGTTGCTGACTTCTTTAAAGCGGCTGCAACCCTCAGTGCCAATGGCGCAAGCGGTCAACCATCTGCAATCATTCATCCATTCCAAGCCTATGCCCTTAAAGCCAACATGACTAACACCTTTGTTAACCCGAATGGCGGTGACTTGCAGAATGAAGCCATGCGATCTGGTTATGTCGGTCAATTAGCTGGTATTAACGTCTATGAATCTTCCAACATTGCAGTTGACGGATCAGATGATGCGATTGGCGCAGTGTTTGTACCTTCTGCATTAGGTCTAGCCGTATGCTGGGATGTGAAGATCGAGCCGCAGCGTGACGCATCCATCCGTGGGTTTGAGCTAAACGCTACAGCCTGTTATGGCGTTGGTGAGTTAGTTGACTTGAATGGCGTTAAGTTAACCTCAGATGCAGCGTTGTAGGGAGTAGCTTATGGCTATGAGTGCCGATAAAGATTTGTCGGCTATCTTACCTGATATTTTAACTCTTGGAATCCCCTCATTTGCAGGGGAACATGCAAAAGTTAAGACCGATATTTTACGAAAATTGCGTAAAGATTGGTGGCCTAAAAAGGGCTTATCAGGTGAGCTAAATCCCAGCCTTTTAACTGATTCACAGTTTACCAAAGCCGCTGCTTATTTAGTGTTATGGAAATACGCCATACCTATGCTGGCAACTTGGGATGAGGGTGATCGTTTTTATAAAATGATCTCTTTCTACAAGCTGAGATATGAGGAAGAGTGGGACGATGTGTTAATAGATGGGATTTCCTACGATGCAGACAATGATGGTGTTGTGACTGCCGATGAAAGAGAACCCATCCATTTTGGAAGGCTGACACGTTAAATGAATATCAGCGCAACTATCAACACAGCTAAAGTTATGGCGGCTTTAAAAAAGGCCCAACCATCACCACAGCAAACTAAACGCGCTCTAGGTCGAGCAGCGTCAGAGCATATTTTAAATATGTTAAAACGTGTTGATAGTGGTGTTGGTTTAAAAGGCGTATTCAAACCATATCATCCTAAATATGCAATGTTTAGATCAAAAAAAGGCCGAAGTGCTAGCAAAGTAAATTTACAGTTTACGGGAAGAATGTTGGCTAATGTATCGCTGACTTCAATCAGCCCGTCTAAAGCAGTTATTGGCTTTTCTAGCGAAACAGAAAGAAGAAAAGCAATTGCAAATCAAAAGATGCGGCCTTGGTTTGGAG